AGGCAGTGACCCCCTTCTTAACATACAAAATACTGGTACTGCCCTAAACCTTAGTGACGATCAAATGTCTGGGATGAAATCTCTTGGCTTTGACTTTGAGTTTTATGGTTCTACGTTTGATGATGTAAACATATCTATGAATGGTTTCTTTACCTTCCAGAACAACTTCTCTGTATCTAGAAGTAGAAACTACCTATCGGAAGTTATACCTGCTACCTCTTTCAATTACACAGTGTATCCCCTTTGGACAGATTTAATTAACAACGGCACACAAAATCCCTACATCCAGACCTTCGGTAATACATCTGATACAGATCAATACTTTGTAATCGGATGGTATAATGCAAGAGAGTATAACAACTCTAACAAAAATTCTTTTGAAGCTATCTTGTACGAAACAACAAATGTTATAGAGTTTAGGTATGATAAGATAAACATATCAAACCACGACATAACTATAGGCTTGCAAGGTAATAATGAAGCTGTAAGTTATCTAAGATATGAAGACAACAACTCAACAGCTTTTAATAGAACAGAGGATTGGTCTTTAACTACAGACACAGTTATAGACGAATCTTTTACTAACCTATCTTCTGAGTGTTTGGTCGATTCTGACTTCAGTGAACTCTGTGATGTTTACGATTTAAGTTTTGATATAGAAGAAGATGACTACTACCTACAGGGCTCAGGAGTTTCTGATGCTATGCTGTTAGGTTATGATGATGAGGATGATTTTTATGGTTTCAATGATGAAGAGCTTTATACAGGAACATTCGTTTTTTCTACGAGTGATGATGGCAGGAGTGATACTGGTGATTTCTACGATGATATTACTAGCATTGGTTATATGGAATATGATAGCAGGGATGTAGAAGAATATGAAGACACTTTTGATAGTTTCGATATATTTGATTTTGGGGATTCTACTCTGGATAATACTACAGAAGGATCATTAACTTTTGTAGATATATTAATACCTTTAGATGAATTACCTGAGGTAAGAGTTACAGAAGAAGAGTTTGTAGAGTTTGCTCAACATATGGATGAACACTTTGACTTTGAGGATGAGATAGATAGAGAAGAATTTGAAGAACAGTTTGAAGACTTTGAAGAAGAAATTGAGGAGAGAGAAGAGTTTGGAGAAACGGAAGAAGAGTTTGAAGAAGAATATGAAGAAGAATTTAAAGAAGAGGAGATTAGTGAAGAACTTACTGAGGAGTCAGGAGATAAACCTGAACGAAGAACTAGACGTAGGAACGTAGCATCTGTTACAAATTCTGTAGTTAGTAATTCTATAGCTAACAGTTACGGAAACAGTAACTCCTCTAATACAAGTAGCACTACAGCTTCTGCAGTATCAGGAGGTTCAGGTGGCACATCTACATCTAGTTCACCTAGTATTTCGGACCAGATAGCATCTGCACAAGTACAAACAAACAATGTTTTACAATCTATAGAAATACTGCCAGTGCCTACTATGGACAATACACCATCTATGGCAATGGCTGAGGTACAAGTTACCAGTATGGAAAACCAAATACAAAGTGTTACAAGCACTATGGTTACATCATCTGAAGCAGAACAGATAGCGGAAGAGATAGTAGCCAACAACATAAGAGCACAACAAGAACAATCACAAGCACAACAAGAGGAGTCTGGACAATATGATTCTCAAGGACAATCTAATTTAATTGCCTACATGAACTACGTACCCAACTTCTCTGACTATACTTCTGCTAACATAACAGATCAAACAAACTGGTATACACCAACTGTGATATACGCAAGTGTAACGCTAGAAGATAATGCAGGGTATAGTTTTATGATATCTGATAGTATGAACACCCTACAAAACATGACAGGGCAACAGTCTACAGAATTTTTTATAGATAGGAGATAGTATGGCAGAAGAAGTAAAAGTAGTAGAAGTCGAAAGAAGGTCTTGGTATAACAATCCAGAAGGCTTTGACAAATGGAGAATATTTCCTAGGCTTCTAATTAGTTTATATGGATTAATGTTTTACAAAACATCCATGTGGTTTATGACTTTACCAGACCCTACCAGTGCACAATCAGCTTTTGTATCTGTTATTGTAGGTGCAGGAGCAGCTTGGTTTGGTCTTTACGTAGGCAAAAAATAATGTATTTAATAAAAAAATTTATAGTAAAAACAGATAGGTTCTTAGGATGGCTTACATGTTTTTTTATAATAGCAGGTGTTATTAGACACTGGTAAATTAAGGAGAACGATATGAAAAACATATTACCAAAGCTACAGCAGTACATCACCATAATAGGGGTGATCACCGCAATCGGAGGGGGCTTCTACACGTGGGGACAATTTAACTTACGTCTTGACAATATAGAGAAAAGAAAGTTTAAGACTGTTAACATTGCACCTTTAGAAACTAAAGTAGAAAACCTTGAGAAAAGATTAGATAGAGTTGAAGGTAGAGTTGACAATATTGGTAACAATGACAACCCTTTAGCTAACTAGTATTTACATTATAAATAGTTTTCATTACAACTATTGATTGGACAAATCTGTGTTTTGTGTGTATACTATAGGTATAATTAACCTTTCCATGCCTAGGAGTATATTATGGAAAATATTGTAAATGTTGCGGCTTTCGTAGTAGTTATCATCTGTTTATCACAGGTTCTGTAAAAAAAAGTTCCTCAGAATCGTTTCTAAGACCCTTTTAACACCTCCTGAATAGTAGACATCCAAAAACAACAACTTTTGTTGTATGAGCTTCTATGGGCTTTATTTAAGGAATGAGGGTATTTTGTCTTGTAAAAGCTCTATTTCACGTTTTAATTCATGTAAAAGGTTAGTTAGGGTTAGTGTACCTTCATAAGTATCATTCCAATCATCCATTGCTTGTCTAAAAAGCTTAGGATCAAGAGTTTGATTCTCTAGATACACTTTCCCATCTTGACTTAACTCTACAGTTAACTGTGCAAGTATAGCTCTATTCTTCTTTGGGTTCTGCAACGGACTGATCCAATACTTTTCTTGTGGTTGGGTCAACTAAGACGTGTTGCATAGCTCTAAGACTATTAAGCATTTCACTTACTTCACCATAGGGTAGGGTTGCTAACTTCTGTAAGATAGTATTAGCTAGTTGGTCTTGCATAAGATAGAACCTTACAGGTTTAAAAGCTTCATTTTGATCTGGTGTACTAGGGTCATCAGCTTGAAATGTACCATCCTCCTTACGTGCTCTTTCTTTTTTTACTTCTTCTTTACTCATCACTAACTCCTTCTTCATCGTGAATAAACAACGCTATGATTGCATAGTGTATTAATTTAAGCAAGTCTTTTCTTTGATCTTCATGACTTCCTTTCTTTCCGTATCGTTGTGCATACTTTAGCACATTACCAATACAAAAACCTTTACCGTACCCTGAGTCTATAATTACCTCAGTAGCCTGTAGATTATTTTTAGAATAATGTTGTGTGTAGGTGTTTATTATGTAAACTAGAATTTGTTTAATTAAATTCTTTTCGTTGTACTTAAACATCCTCTTGCCCTGGAAACGCAATTATATTATCTCCTTTACTTTCATGTTCTCTTTTTTTCTTTCTCTCTAGTTCTTTATGTATAGCATAGTTACCTGCTTCCATAACTAAATCCTGTTGTTCTGTAGCTATGTGCATAAGACCTGCAAACAATATATACATTTTAGTTGCAGCACCTTCTTCTACATCACCTGGAAGTTTATCTGCACCTAATATTTCAAAACCATTTTCTTCTGGTTTTAATACAATATATAGGTTACCTTCTTTTAATTCAAGTGCATCTACAAATTTTTTTACCCTATCATCATCTTGAAAAGTAATAATTACATCATCAGTCATCAATCCACTCCATAGGTATAGTTCCTTGTGCCCAAAGAAAACCATGCCTATCGCACCAATCTGCATATGTAGTTTTTGAACCTTTTAATATTTTATTGTTTGCTTGTACAAATATAAATCTTATATCTAAATCTTCCCACTGCTCTTTAATCATAAGGTGTTTTACCCTATCATTAGTTGTAAGCCTACCTTTAGCTTCAATGTAAAAACCTTTTTCTTCTACATAAAAATCAGGAGTGTATGATCTTATCTTAGGTACATAACTAAAAGTTTCAGGCTCATACTTAAATTTAATTTTTTTCTTACCTAAGTCTGCAGCAATTTTTATTTCAAACTTTGATCTATAAGGTAATTTCAACATCTTTAGGACATCCCATATCTAATAATTCTAAAACATTATCTATTATTTCTTTTTCGTAAGTCTCACCATTATCATAATCTATGGCTTCGTAGAACTCATTTATTAATACTACAACTATACCTTTTTGTAAAAGAATGTTACGTACTTTCTCTAAGCTTTGATCTAATTCATTCATACCTCTTGACTCATCAAAAGGTTTTACAGGAGATAAACCTATATACAGTGGTATACCAAAATCACTATCTCTAAGTATCTTTATTATGTCTGACCCTTTCTGGTGACTCCAGTTATCAGGGTACAGATAATATACATTTTTATTTTCTGTAAAGTCTGCTACAGAAAGATTGTAAGTTTTAAGAATGGGCATTTGTAACTACCTTAGTATACCATGCATACGGAGGGTTCTTTGCCCTAGATGTTTGTTTAGGTATATACTTAGCTTTAGACCAACAGTTATGTCTAAATCCACAGAAGCCACACTCTCTAGGTAATAGTTTGTTACCATTAGGTTCACCCTTATCTATTTCATCTGTAGGTTTAAATTGTTTTTCTATTCGTTTTGTTTTCTTTAGTTTACGTACATTAACAGTGGCTGACTCTAAGGCATCTTTCTTTTCTTGCTCTTGAATGTCTGGAGCTTCACAAACCGTGACCTCACCTGACGATTTATCTACAACGATCCACCCTCCAAACGGCTTGTCTACACCTTCAGCGTAGGCATAACCTTGGACTACATACCCAAAAGGATCATCTTCTTTTACCTTAGAGTAGCCACCAAATTTTCCAAATTTATTTTGGAACGCATATGGACTAGCAGATTTAATATCATATACCTTATCATCTATTATAATATCTAAAGTTCCATTAATATCTGTATCATCTAAATTAATTTTTGTTTTCTTTTGTTCGTCTTGCACATCTATTCCAGATGCTTTCATAACTGCTACCAAAGCAGCTTCTACTAAATCCCCTAATAAAAAACGCATAATTGCATTGTAACTGAACTCTTGTTCAATGCCTAGCTTTTCTGATTGTTGTTGACATAGAGGTTTGCCTAATGCAGACAAGCGTAGTTTATGTTCTCTTGGCTCTCTAGAAAATTGTTTCTCTAGTGCTTGACCACAAGAGTCTTTAAACTCTTGAACCAGAGAGGAAGGCATTTCTGCCTCCCCCTTGATCCCTCTCTTCAAATAATCTTGTATGAGTATTTGAATCGAGTTCATTTATGCCTCGACAGCAGCAAGGTCGATAGCATCTTCCACACCTAAGCCACCTTTAGCTTCAGTGTGCTCACCTGATACACGGAGATTATAGGAATTAATCGAATCAGCAAAGCTCTTTAAAAGTTCTTTGTCTTCTTTCGAGAAATCCACTGTATCAGATATAGACATGTCACTAGAATAGTAGATAGTCGCACCATTCTTATGACGCACAGATTTCATCTTTGCTACAACATTCCAAGTAAGTAGGTTTTTACTATCTACATCTTTAAAGAATTGAGATATAGGAGTAAAGCTTGCCCCCTTAGCATAGAATACTACTGGCACATCTGTTACAGGAGCATCTTCACCTGTCGCAGTTTTACCATCAGCAATAGATACTAATCCGTATAGTACTTGATTACATTTAACCATAGCAGATGCAGCAGCTTCTGGCGAATCAGCACCTAACTCTTCTATTTCTTTACGAGTTAGTTTGCCACACTTATATCCGCCTTCATTATCTGGGAAGACATCATTAAGTTTAGCTTGCTGAGTACTACGAACAGAGTATGCACCCTGCTCATTGTCCCATAGGCTGTACATAAACCTTCTCACGAAGACTCTTAAAGTCACATCTTTACCAAAAACTTTTTCTTTAGTGTTTGGGTTGTATAATGCAAAGTGACCTCTAGGTAACGTATTACCTGCATCATCTTCTGGTGAGTGGTTAATTGATAGTCTAGCAAAAGAATCGCCAGAGGATTGAGACTCCATCCCATCCCTTTGACCAAGCATATTTGCTAGTTCGTCTACAGACAATTTATCCAGATTATCTGGAATTACGAGGTCTGCACTCTCGGTAGTCGCTAGTTGTGTCATATATCACTCCTTATGAGTTGCACAATCTTATTATTGTATACTAGAACTAAATTAATTGCAAGTGTTAATTAGAAAAAATTTCTTTAGTATCTAGCCAGTTGCTTCCGATTTTAATCTCAATGCCTACAGGCATATCATACTCAATGCCCCATCTTCTCTTGGCTTGCTGAGGGATGGAGAGCATACATTCTTTGACAATTTCAATTACTTGATCTTCTTCATCAGGATGTACATCCACCACTATACTATCATGTACTGTATTACAAAGCAAGGACTTAAGTTTCTTTTTCTTAAACTCCTCGAAGGTAAGCACTAGGGCAGACGGAAGTAAATCTGCTGTCGCAAACCCCTGTACAGGATAATTCTTTACGCTAGTCCCATGTGTAATGCCTCTAGCTGTTCTCTTTACATAAGGAAATCTGTATTCCCTACCAGAAGGTAGACTCACAACTTTATACTTCAAAGCCTCTTGAGCTAACCTATCGTGCCATTCACCAATTCCAGGATATACTTCTGTAAATTGATAATAATATCTGTGTACATGTTCAGGCAATCCTATACCAGTAGCACCATACAACGGTGCAAAAGTATGTGCCTTTGCATTTTGTCTTTCTTCTGACGTAATATCTTCTTTATCTTTACCAGTTATAATTGTAGCAGTCAAGTTGTGCACATCAACACCACCCTTGACATTTTCGTATACATGCTTATCTTTACTTAAGAACCCTGCTACTCTATACTCTAGCTGTGCGTAATCCCCTTCAAGAATCTTACCTCCTTCAAACCTAGAAACAACTGCTCTACGTACTGGGAATGTTTTACCTCTAGGCATGTTCTGAAAGTTAGGATTTCTAGATGACAGTCTACCTGTACTTGTAACGCATTGCATAAACTGAGGATGTATTCTATCTGAGTAATCTAAATTTTTTTCTATACCTTCTATAAAAGTTTTTAGGTAAGTCTTGATTGCATTGTACCTGAGGTAGGCTTTTATAAATGCAACTGCCTCTTCGTTACCTCTTTCGTAATACAAAGACAAAGCATCTGCATCAGTTTTAAAACCTGCACTACTACATGCTTTTGTATCTAACGGCACTAACTTAAATCCTGCTACCTTTCCTGTAGGCATATACTGTATACCAGTGCCTGAACAAGGTTTACAAATAAATCTAGCATTACCCCAAGAACCGTCTTTTCTTTTTTTAGCTACCTTACCATAACCTTTGCAAGGATTACATCTGGTAGCCTCTGTTCTGTATTGTACTGTAGTGTTGTTTACAACTGCTCTTTTAAATTGTGCGTCAGTCATGTAGGCTCTACGTTTTGGTTTTTTTGTATTACCTCTAACTTCGTAGCCTAAGTTAAAAACATTTGTCCAAGTCTTTTTATTATTTACTGCTCTGGAAAATAATAACTTAGACCTATCATCAGGGCTAGATAAATTTATAGGTGTATCACCCATAACTCTAGACACTTCTTTGTTTAAGAATATACCAAGTTCTTCTAATTCTTTTGTGTACTCATCTTTAACAAGGTTTAGAGCTTGACGATCTATCTTGATGCCATC